GCTGCCAGCACCAGTTGTGCAGTCGGTCGCTTGCCGCTTCAGCGGTTTCTTTTGGCAGGCGGCCTCGTTCACGTCCGAAAAACCGATATTCCTGTATCGTTACCTTGCGAAGCTCAGCCTCAATCCCACCCCCAACATCAAACCATGTATTGGTATCCATTGACACTCCTTTATCGCCTCCCCCGATTGAATATCTCACCCCGCCCAACCGTGCGGGAACTCGCAGCCTTCAGGCTTGTACCCCGCCGCTCTGCACGGTGCCGTGCTTCGAGGGCTAGCGCGTAACTATCCGCTCGGTCATCTAGCTGACCGTTTGGGGCACGCAGAGTTGACCCGTCGATACTGGCAAGTTGCTGATAGGTCAAGAAACTGTGAATGATGGTGGTTTTATCCCGAAAGGCCGTGGCAGCCGTGGTGTACAACAGACTCTTCCCTCGTTCGTTGCTGAGCCATCCCGCCTTGCGGTGATCTGTCCCGCTCGGATCGGGATCGTCGTGTCCGTGGAGTAGAGTCAAAGTTGAGTGTTCACGGAACCACAACTGCACGGCGTGACCGTGGTTATTCCGCTCCACAAGGAGATCGGCTTTGTTGAAAAACATTGCTACGTGATGAACATAGCTCGCAAACACACCCGGCTCAAATCGCCCGGAGAGAGCGGCGACCTCCTCCCCGGTTGCCACGTCAATGAAGGTAGCCGAACTGTCGTCACTATTCGGATTACCTTCAGCGGGATCGACCCCGCCAACGTACTGATGCCCCGACTCTGGTAGGCGATAGATGGTCAAGCCGGGAATGGCCGGGGGTTGCAGGTCGCCAAATGCTTTGATCCCGGTCTGCTCTACATAGCACTGCAACAACCACTGGGGTGCAATGCGCTTATCTAAGGTATTTGGGGCCATTGCCTCCACATCCGTGGCGGGATACTGAGCATAGAGACTATCAAGCGCCCCCGTACGGGTCAGGATTTCGCGCTTCTGGCTCTCGTACCATTCCAGCGTGCGACCAGGGCGAACGTGCCAGGGGAGGAAGATGGGATGCCAGTCAGTCTTGCCCGCTTTCGCACCGGAGTACATCAACTGGAACTCACTCCCCGGCGTGTCCTTATTCACGCGGGAAAGGACGATCATCTTCCCGCCGCCGTCGATGGTTGGCTTGACGCTATCCATCAGGCGACCGAAGTCAGGGATAAGATCCGCCTCATCGACGATGACCAGCGTAGCCGTATAGCTATCACCTGCCGTTGGCGGAAAGGCGCGTACTTCGCTTCCATTCGCCAACGCCCAGACGTGATCGTTATCCACTAGAACGGTAGTTTGCATCCACGCAGGGAGCCGCCTGTACATTCCCTTCAGGCGTTCCAGGATGTACTTGGCCTCATCATCACGCCGACTAAACAGGAGGATGGTGGCAACCGGATGGAAAAGGGCGAGCCAGAGGGCGAAGGCCAGCGCCAACCAAGTCATCCCAATCTGGCGAGCTTTCAAAATGACGATCAACTGATAGAGTAGGAACTCAGCCAGTGATTCAGCTTGTGCAGGCCACAACTCAAACCGAATCCAGTCGCGCTCAGTCGCATCCAAAATGAACACATACTCCCCGATGAAGTGCGCCACGTCATTGCGCACCATCTGGCGCTGCTGCTCATAGCGACGCTGCTGTTCGAGGTAGGCTTGCGCCAGTGCTTTCTGGTGTGCCGGGTTCGTTTTGACTACCACTGCAACCCCAACTGAATAGGATGATGTACTGACAGTAAGTTGTCAGTTACGGGCGTTTCCTGTCGGGCTAGCGCCAGTTCACGCTGGGCCTTGTCGGTCGTTACGTCCCCGTAGGCCACAGCGAACCGGAAGTTACGGCAGGTCGTATACCTCCGGCCTAACCCCTGCCAAGTATCAGGCAGGGCGGGGATAGGCAAGGCGCGAGCACCTTCCACCCGCACGGGGATGCCGTTGTAGGTTTCCACCTCAACCGACTGTCCGTCTTCAGGCTTCAAGGCTAGATGGAAGTTGTTCGCCCAACCTTTCCAACTACCGCCGCACACATAGAGATACTGATAGGGCTTGAGGAATTGAATGATGTGCGTCTTGCCGAGTTCCATTTGTTTATGGAAGCGCGGATAACGCACGGACTCCAGGCATCCAATGCAATGACGGTCGTACCGGAAGCTATGTATGGCCCGCAACCAGAGGTAGTGAAACCCGCTCAGTGTGCCTTCGGTGCCAACCGTTATCGTAATCATTGGATTGCTTCCTATAAATAATACGAAGTTCTTATGTATAAGATGATTATACCACTTACAAAGGACTTGTCAATCCTGTTTTTCCGCTTCGAGACGCGGAATAGCCTGCAACCTCTCTCGCTGCATCGCCACATTCCAAGCATCCCACACCAAATCCGCTCGATTTACGGTTCGCCCATTGGGCCAGTCCAGATTAAACTCACGTGCAATCGCTTCACCTACTCGTGCGGGTTCCACCTCAAAGGACTTATGCACCACGGCACTCCAGGTCAGCGCCTTGAGCTTGATCGTCGGTGTATCGGATGAAAGGTAGTTGGCAATCTGACCTCGTACCTGCTCCAGGGTATGATACTTTTGGTAGAACCACCCGCCTCGATGGTACAGTGCCGACCGGCCATAGGCATCAAAACACTGGAGTTCGCGTACATCCCGTTTTTGTTTGGTTGCTCGCTCCCCTGGCAGGCCGCGCTCACGGCTTCGTCCTGTCAGGTAGATCCGCCCGCCCGGTTTGCAAAAGGTGTTGAGGCATACCAGGACATCCGCCTCGGCCTGTTCGCTATCAGTGGAGTTCAGGACGTAATCGCAGACCACCACATCATAGCGCCCGTAGCGGGTCAGGTCATCAGCCAGGACTGCACACATCTGATGTACCAGGTGGGTATCGATCTGGTTCCCCGCTCGTGGAAAGAACTCCACGCCGCGAATATGCCAGCCGCGCTGCTGTAGCGCTCGGACGTAATCCCCCTGACCGCATCCAAAGTCGAGAATGCGCTCACCCGGTCGCAGGTTCGGAATGACCAGCCGCTCATAGGTGCTCCCGCCTCGCTCCTGACTACCGCCACGCAGACGAAAAGGTTGGGCGAAAGTTTGCAGCCAGGGTGTACGTGGTAAGTGATCATAGGCGAACTCACCATATGATCGATTGAGAAGCGCCTTTGCCATTGCTGCCTTCGCCTGGGCCAGTCGATACACGCGACAGGGGATATTGAGAGCCTTGCAGGCGATCAGGTACGGAATGCCGTGGATAACCGCCCCATCCTGGCTGGCAACCGCAGCACCCCACGGGCCATAGCGCAGAATGAGATCGGCAATGATTTTGCGTAACTCAGCCCCTGGCACGCGCATATCCACCGCAATGGAATCGGGTGGAATGTCCACAAACCCCTCATCATCGCCAGGGGGAATATGTGCCACAACCACCCCATCGCCCTCAGTCCCGTTGTGCAACTGGTTAAACCGAATTTCATCAGCCGGATTGACCCTATCCACCAGGTACACGGGAGCGTGGGATATGTTCAGGTCGATCAGGGCCTGGGTGCGCTGGTGTCCGGCCACGATCAACCCGTCGCGGGTAGCAATGATCGGCTTCACCACACCGAACTGGAGAATACTTTCACGCAGGAGCGCCCGCGCCGCCGCGTCAATCGCACGGGGGTTGTAGGGCGCTGGCTGGAGGTTGGCGACGGGATAGGCAAGGTCAAGCATCGTTCACCTGCAAATCAAACGCACGGCGGGCAAAGCCGTGGAGGATACTGTGCTCATCGAGATAGGCTGCTGCTCGCTCGTTCAGGGCCATACACTCCGTTCGGCTTAGTGGAATGGTGTAAGGGCCGATATTTACCGTATCATCGAGAGATGCCTCAACCGCCGCATCCTTGGCTTTCGTGAGCTCACGGGTCTCAGCGGCTAGCGGCGTTACACCAGGGCCATCCAGAATAGCTTGAGCGGTATCGTCAAGGAGATCTGCCAGTTCAGGCAGGGCATGGGGCGTGCTCAGCTCCATCAATTCTCGGTAGTTGTCGTGATCGGTGAGGGCCTGCTTGCTGATCAGATCAAACGTTGCCAGGATGATCGCCTCCTCATCCTCGTCGAGGTCAACCACCGTCGTAGGAATAGTGGCCTCACCGTTTGCCCTGGCAATGGCACAGCGCAAATGTCCGTTCAATAATCTTCCCGTGCGTTCATTCACGATCACCGTCGTGAGCCAACCGAGGGCGCGAGTGAACCGCTCCACAGCGACCGACTGCTCAGGCGGATGTGTGTTCGCATTCAGCGGGTGATCAAGGATGGTAGCAAGTGACCGATCCTCGTGTTGCACGATACGGTTACGCC